CGCCTCTCCTATCTTCTGCAAGTCTATATGGTCCTGCGTTTGAACTTCCTTTACGGCTTCAGATGTTCCGGCATAAGTTCCCATTGTTGCTCCAGCTTGTGCGCCTCCAGCGATAGCTTTCTGTGCCACATTTAAGGCAGGTGCTAGGGCTTCGTTTCCTTTGGTTATCTCAGCCAATGGGCCGGTAATGCCCGAGATAAGCTCCGGGAATTTCATCGCATTCAGACCTACATTGATGAGTTTTAAGGGAGCGACATATCCGGTAAATTGTCCAGCGATCGCGGCTACGGGATGCTCAAGAGAGTCTTGCGCGAGAGAGTATTTCCTGTATGCCCCAAAGGAAGCGGTGGTTAAAGCATTGGCCGCAAATATATCCGAGGCATCGGGTTTGCGAAGATAATCGGAACCTACGGTGTTAGGGTCAAAACCGCTCTCCCTAATCACCTTTCCAAGAGTCGCGTCATAGAAGGATGGTTTATACGTGCTTACGGTTCCGTTGCGGTCATCGTTTATAGCACTCTGCATCGTATCGACAGATGTGCCATCCGGAAATCCGAGAACTTCATTATCTTTTGTAGCTACGCTTATCATTCTTTTTGTGCCGCCCCTATATCTTTAGATACTTTTGCTCTCCTGTTCGCCCATGGGCCTTCATCCGGATTTGTATGGACATTCGTCCCATATCCTTTTGTATTTGGGACAAAGGCTTTCTTCTCCTCATCCCATATCCTTGTAGGATAGACGTTTGTTTCCTGTGGGAATATAACCCTTACCTTACTCCCGTCGTGTATCATATTCGGCGGGCCATCCATCGTAATTGCCTGCGGATAGGCCTTTATTATCGCGTTCCTCTGTGCTTCGTCATGAGCGACTTTAGGATCAACACCTTTATTAGTCTGGTCTAAATACTGGTATGCGGCATCATTTCCGTCTATTCCGGCAGTATCCGCCCATCCTTTAAGGGAAGTAAAACCTGCGGAAATCTTATCTTGCGCTGGGTCTTGCATTGCAGGGTCATCAGGATGGGGATTTTCCTTATCTACTGGAAGACCGCTGCCGTATTTTCTTGCTGTCTGGGCTAATATAATAAGTTCTCCGCGACTTAACCTTCCGCCATTCTCGTGTAATTTATTCACCAAAAAATCACTCGTTTTTTTCTGATCGCGCTGAGCAAATATCCCCTGGGCAACCGAGGCAAATGCTTTTTCCTGTTTATTCTGCGGACGGTATACCCTTTTGGGATCGGTAGCCGTTGTCAATGCTTCGCCTAATTTAGAATTATTAACAGCGATATTTTGTATGAAAGAGGGCATATCTTTATCGGGTATTTTATCTAATTGCTCCAATACGTTATATGTGTTGTCAATTTGTTTTAAGGTAGCAGACCTTCTTATATTTGCGGCATTGGTTAATTGATAACTTTCAACCTTATCCTTTATATCCGTCTTGGCTTCATCCGATATGTCTTTCTGGCCATCTATTAAGTCGTTGGCCTGCGATAACGTCCCTCCTGAATTAAGGACGCCCTTTCCCGCGTTCAGAATTGCAGGGATGAGTGCCTTATTCAGGTTTTCCTGGCTCATAGATTCAGGAAAACCCATCCTGTCGTCTATCTTCTTGTTATTATCAGCGATCTGGTCGGTAATGAGCTTTAACTGCTCGAGATCCGTGACGCCGGCAGCTGACTGCTGTAAGTTATAAGTATCAGAAGCGATCGATTTAACGTAGGTCAGCCTGTCCTGCGAACCTACGTACTTGACGAGATTCTTGTATCCTGAACCAATTTCCTGGTCCATCCTCCTAGCCATTATCTCTTGTATATGCGGATGATTTATGCCAGCGAGATACTGGTCCTTAAGCGCGTTAGCTTGCTGAAGATAGTTGGCAGGGTCGTTCTTTGAGGATTGTTCCATCGAACGCGCCATATATCCTTTAGGCATAGAAACTGTTCTATCCCCTATCTGCATATCCGCGACTTCAGAACTATTTAACATATCGGCATGCGAGGTCCTAAAACCCTCAAGAGCCTGATATCCTTTTTCTTCGGCATCCCAGTATTTCATTCGCATGAGATGTCCGGCTACATCGGCACCTAATTTCTCAGTTTGCTGACCGGCCCCCTGGATCGCCTTAGCTACGTCGCCACCGAAGGCTTCCGGAATAGGATTCGGAACCTGCGGCACGTTAGCCGTCAACGGACTTTGTAAAGGAGTGTTCGTCGTTACGTTAGGATCAAGTGTAGGTACATTAGCCATTAGGAGCCTCCCGAAACGCTAAAAGTTGTAGGTATGCGACTATAACCAGTAGGCAGATTAAAACCATTATTCATTCCACCTCTGGTGTAAAGCCCGTTCATCATATATTGATTCGCCATAGATTGAGCTCCCGAAAGGATCGAACCCGCAGCATTTATTTCTCCGGCAGCCATCGCGTTCTTTCCAGCAAGACCGTATTCATAGTTCTGCACATTAAGACCGTATATTTCGTTTGCCGCATCGTTTTCGAATCCCCAAATCCGGTTATTAGCTTCATTAGTTATTCCTGCAACCTTTGCATCTGAATTATAACGTATCGCTATCTCGTCCATCTTGGCCGCGTCCAATGTAGAGGTTAAGATATCAGCCTGCGTTACCGAACCGCCTCCAACTCCCATCGCAGCTGAGGTAGATTTCTGAGTACCTTTCAACTTGGCAACGCCGGTCATCAACTGCTTGTTCTGCTGCGAGGCGTCCATCGTGGTGGCCGCGATGTTATAATCTTCAGTCCTCTTGGTCAGCTCGATGTTCTGGCCTAAAGTCCTGTTGATAAGGAACGCCCTTGTATTATTGGCCTCGGCCATCGCCTTGTAATAATCGGCCTGCGACTTTCCTCCGGCATAAGACCCGTAGGCGCTTATTCCTGTTCCTATGGCTGATACCGCCATCGCTATAAAGATATCATCTATGCCGAACATTTAGCCCCCGTTATGTTGCGCCGGACATGCCGCCGATAGTAGTCTGCGGCACCAAGCGAGTTATGGTAAAAGGTAACGGATCTGCCTGACGGATACAGACGCGACCGCCTTCTTCGTATCCGCCGCCCAAGGTTTCTTTAAGATCTCCGGTATACAAGGCGAGCGCGGTAGTATAATTGCTTCTCGGCGCGCCCATGATCTGTTTTAACGTGCTGAAATCAGGACCGATAGATCCTCCGCGCGTATTTACCACGCTGATACAGGATAAACTGACCTTGACCCTCTTGCCCTGGGAAGAACCTTCTTTCATCGGAACGTCTATGTTCAAGGTTTCAACGTCGGCGAGATACGGCAACCCGATATGAACTTTCGAGGCCGCCACGTCAAGAGTTATTTCTCCTGAAGTCACGGTCATAGGATTATCATAATTGGCGATCACGTTTCCGTCGGCAAGAACAGCAACCTCGGTCCCGTCAGGATAAGGAAGCCCGGTAATCGTAGTCGCCGGAGCGCCATCGTAGGTTACACCCCAGTCGACGAAGAACTGGTCTTCAGGCGCGGTAGATTTCATTCTATGGTCCATGCGCTCCATGTATCTCTGGCCGCCGCGATTAACGGTCACCCAGACCTCCTCGTATCCGTCTGCCGGAACGACAGACACCGATTCGAAAGAATCCTCACCGTCAGGACCCGTATCGCACCACGACCAAGCGAGAAGCTCCTGCTCTCTCATATAGGTCATCGCGAGAAGTTTCCCGTCTGATCTGACGCACCAAACGATCTTTCCCGGATACTTCTCGTAGTCCATGCCTACGATAGAATACCCGGCGAAAAGGTGACGGGCAAGAATGCTCAAGTCCGAACCTTCGAAGCGATAAAGATATAACTCGTAGGCCAAATCGCAGACGAGCGCTCCCTGGAACTGGACGTATATAGCCCTGTTTCCTATGACGGCGCAGTCTATACCGTTGGAACCCTCGTATCCGTTTACCCTCTGGCTGACGGTCGTAGGCGTTATCGGAGTCCCGGGATCTCCTAAAGACCACTCGCTCGATGATGTCAACACTAAAAGCGAGATGAGAGGAACCATGTTATTTATGCCGTTTACTTCCCTCGACGGAAGATTGACCGATATCCCGTCGTCGTCTACGATCGGGTCCGATACCGAGAAGTCATAATAGTTTCCTGTCTTGGTCATCCAGCATGTCATCGGTTGATTATAATTATTGGCGTGCATCAACCTGTCCTGGGGATTAAACTCTACGACAGAAGGCCATCCGCGGTAATCCGACCAAGCTCCCTCGGCCCAGTCGAGAGTCGCGTCGGTCGAAGCTATAGGACGCACGACATCTCCTACGACCTGGGTAGGCAGGACGTAAGAGGTTATCTTTAATATGCCTATCTGGTAGAACGGATCGGTAGTCAGGTCGAAAGATAAGCTTCCCGCGGTCACGTTAACCCTCATCAGGAACGGAGGCGCGTTATTCGACATGTCCTCGGTGCCGTAGGTATTTATGTTGATATCCCCGGCGCCGGAGAACGTGCGAAGATTCGTCCAGGTCAATCCACCGTCGGTTGATTTCTCTACCGCAAAAGTGCCTGTCCAGGTTCCGCGAGTCAATATCCTCCAGGTCCCGCCGCAGGATACTTCCTCTAACGAAGTAGTCGCGTCATGCCCAGGAACGTAATGCCTTAAATTCCACAGAGCTCCGGTGTTTCCTGTCGCCGCGTTAGGCCCGTGGGTAAGATAAAATAACTGCAAAGACTTGGCGACCCAGTTAGCGCTATCTCCGGCTAACGTCGCCCCGGAAACGTGAGCGGTAATGCATTGGTAGGTCAGATGGCCACCGCCTACCGAATCGTAGACATAATCACCTACGTGATATTCGTGGCTCGTTATCCAGGTTACCGCCGAGGCCGTCAAGGAAACTCCCAAGCCTGTCGTCGCGGAAGCCTGGACCTGTATCGATTCGTCGGTATTCGGCAGCTGGAAAGGACCGCCCTTGAAATCGTAAAGAGTTAGAGTCCAGTTCGCATTGCCTAAACGGTTCAACTGGCGCGGAGAATAATCGGGATGGTCGACGAACAGAACGTCTGCAGACTGGGTGAATTTCAAGTATTGCAGGTCTGACTCATCGTAAGGAGTAGGCACCTCGTATATCGTCTGCGCTATCCAGTCGCCAGCCGCCAAGTCAACGGCGAACGTCCCCGAATTATTAGGACTTATGCAGTAATATATCGTAGAGCTTTCGTAGACGTAATCTCCTACGACGTAATCGGTAGTTGTCGCCCACGCAGGGATGTCGACCGACCAGTAACCTAACAAGATATCGCCGGCAAGAGTCGCGCCTGCGGTATGGGCGGCTAGGCAGATGTATATTATTCCGGAGTCGTTGACTATCTGGTTCTCGATATAGTCAGTACCGGCAGCCCAGGCCGTTCCGTCCGATTTAAGGATCTGCCCGGCGTTTGTTCCTACCGTGTAGAACCGGATATAATATTCGCCGAACTCGAGCTCGTAGGCCTGTAAGGTAGAGAATATAAACTTGCGCGCCTTTATCTTCTTGTTATTGTGCTTGGCCGCTGCCATGACGTGAAGACCGGGCCGGTTGGAAATATCACCCGAAGGCTGGACAAGGAAATTACGACATTTCTTGAGCCACGTGCCGTACTTGGAGAGGTCGACACGGCCCCAAAGTTCCGGAGAAACTTCTCCTCCGGCCCAGGACGGTTTTATCGTGGTAATTGGAGCCGCCATTTAACCTCTGCTCTTTTCGTAATCGCTCTGCGGATTAGCGGTTGCCTGTGCCTCGTAACTGGACATTCTTTCAGCCTCACTTGTAAAGACCTGCGCTTTCTTGAGTAACCCGTCGGCTATGTTATCGTCGCCTGTTAACGCAGGAGCCATGCGCGCGGCCAAAACATAAGAAAAAGCTATGACGAAGTTCGCGTCGAACAAGGTCACGTCCGAAAGGTCGACCGTATACTCTCCGAGAGCGTCAGCGATGTTAGCAAGGATAACCTTGGTATTATTAACGCTGTCGTAAAGTTCCCTGAAATCCTCGCCCCTGTCCTTATTGATCGTAGCTTCGTTATAGACGTGCCAGACTGCCACCGCGTTCGAAGGATACGAGTAAGCGTATAACCATTGCCCGGCATAAAGAAGAGTGGCCGATTGAAGATAGGTGGAATTCGCCGCTAACGCCACGACAGAATTGGCAAAACCCCAGTCGTGCCCGCGCAAGGTTTCGCGCCTGCAAATCTCGTACCATCTGTTAGCCTCGTCTGCCTGGACGGTGGCGTCCGTCATCGCGGTAATCTTCCTCTGCTTGAGATGTCCGAGGCTCATATTCACGATATCGATTTGGCTCGCCTGGGCTGGTTGTGGCATATTTTTTCTCCTTGCTTTTTAAGTGTCCTTATGCTAAACTTATACAAATAGGAAACATTTTAACCTGGAGGTATTTATGCCAACTGGTATATATAGACATAAACCCTGTTCCGAGAAAACTAAACACAAGATTAGTCTTCGCAATTCTGGTTCTAATAATGGACAATGGAAAGGTGGTAAAGTCAAAAAGATATGCCAAACATGTG